TCCACCTCTGTTCGTCGCTTAAAACCAACAATCTCTTCGTGCACAGGCTTCTCAAATCTACAATTGTTCCTAAAGAGACGGTATTGATAGTCCGGGTAGATCTCCGTCTGGATACCGTCAATAAAGTTCTTCCGAGCTATCCCAAAACAATCGTAATAAGGATCTTCTCCCGGCTCCAGGTCTCCCGGAATAGGAAGAATGCCTGCCTGCATAAGAGAAGTCTGACCGTCAGGGGCGTCAACAAGGAGGGGCAGAAGCTCCAAAAGAGTAGGCTCTAATCGTTCATCAGGATCATGGAGATAAACCCAATCCGTATTCAATGCCTCAATGGCCCGATTCTTCTGGGCAGAGAAATCATTCTCAAAAGGGTGATGGATTACCCGGGCACCCAAACGCTCGCACCAGCTGACGGTTCCGTCCGTAGAACCACCGTCAACGACAACGATGTCTTCTACCACGTTGTAAAATTGAGGAATCGTAGCAGGGATGTGCACCTCCTCGTTCTGCGTAATCATTGCCAGTCCGATAGTGGGCTTAGCCATTGGACCCTCCCTGGTCGATCTCAACCAACCTGTTCACAATCATGTCTCCTACCTTGTCCCAGGAGAAGTTAGTCTCGATATTCTCACGAGCCAACAGCCCCTTCGCTTTAGCTTCTTCACGGTTACCGTACGCCCTTCGCATCTGAACCATGGCGTCACCGATATCAGGCTCACACCACATCTGGTCTCCCTTATAGTAGGGGGACCAAGGCATGCCTGCTACCGGAGTAGTAGTATATCCTACCGGATAACTATTCTCTGCGTTCAGGAAGTCAGTCTGACCTCCGTAAGCGGGAGTGATGACAGGCTTGCCCATAGCAGCTGCTTCGAAATGGGGCAATCCCCACCCCTCAGAGCGCTGCATGAGGACAAAACAATCTCCTCGCTTGTGCAGTCCTAGGATATTTTCACTGCTCATATTCTCAACAATCACATACATCTTGGGGAAATGATCCAAGGTCATATACTTCTTGTAATCCTTGATCAAATTGATGATCTTCTCTCGATCACCCCCGTGGTCGTGCATGTAGGTCTTCAGTACCAGACAGACGTCCTCAACACCGGTAAAAGCTGCGCTGTATGCGGCCAAAAGACCGTAAGGATTCTTCCTCTCCTGCCACTGGAAGATAGAGTAGAAGAGATAGTCGTCAGCACCCACCCCACTGATGTTAAAATCAGGGACAGCTGCGATGTCCGGCACATCAATTGCGTGCGGGATCTTATGAAGGGGAACTGTTACCCCCGAATCCCTAAACACGTCCATGTTCCAGTCGCACGGCACCCAAACCTCGTTGACACGGTTACATGCCATCGTCCAGGTGGGGTGGATTCTGCTGGTTTCCCACACAGTATACCCAATGATGTGCTTATTCTGCTCAAACTTAGTCCAGTGTGCCCACAGATCGGGAGTAGAATGGACGATGATCTTATCATAATCAACATTGGCATTGATCAGACTCTTCAAGATCTCGCCATCCTCTCCCAGATCCGGGCGGGTCTGCTCAAAAGAGATGGGAGCTAAGGTAATAGGATACCCCTTTCGATGAATAGAAAGGACGTAATTCCTAGCGGCCTCAGCGTACCCACTTCCGTCGAAAACGGGTCCTATATACTTAACTCCTGCCATTAGAGCATCTCTCCCTTGAAGACTGGTGTGCTAGCATCCAGTGCTGTTTCAACCGGGGAAGCGTTTCGATCAGCAACAATCTTGTCGAAGATCTCTACCCACCTAGGGTTGATGTGGTCGTTCCAGAACAGCTGGTTGGAGACCATCTCGAAGGCAGCATCTGCTCTCTTCTTACCCTCTTCCGGGTTGTCATGAAGCAGGACCAGCTGCTCTACCAGCTTGTGGAGGTGACCTGTCGGTCGCGGAACCTCGTTATCGTTAGGAAGGACCGTGACGTGATCGATATCCCCACCGCTGGGGTAAGGGAAACCGTTCTCCTCAGTGATCCACTCGGTCAAACAGGTGTTCTGAGGGAAGATAACGGGGGTCTTAGTGGCCATTGCCTCGGTCCAAGACAAACCCCAACCCTCACCGACCGTAGTGCTGATGATAGCATCACTAGCATTGTAGATCATGTTGACAACTTCTAGAGGAAAACCATTGGAAGGGGTGAAGTTCTGGGGAAGAATTACATCTTCCTTCAGGTCCAGTCCGAATCCCTTGATAACCTCTGGAAGGTTCCAACCCTGATCGACTGCAGCCATGTGGAGATAGAGAGCGGAGTTGGGCCGCTGCTTCTTGAACTCCTGGAAGGCCCGGATAGTAGCCGGAATGTCCTTACGCTGCTGGTTACGGTTGACGTTGGTAATGATAAACTTCTCCGACTGCGGTCCGAAGAACTGCTGTCGAAACTGCTTGACGTGATCATCCGGAAGAGGATGGAAAACGTCAGGATTGACACCATGAGGCATAACCTGGAGCTTGCTTTCGATCTCAGGTACCAACTTAATGGACTGCTCTCGTGCAAACTCGGAGTAGGTGACCGGGTAGTCCACAGCGTGGGCTGCTCGAATCCAGTCTTCCTTAGGTACACCGTCTACGGGGTAGTAGAATACGCTCTTAAAGCGCTTACCCGACTTCTTAAGGTTCTCCAGCATCTGGGGAACGAAGTCAAGGATGAAGGTATCCTGTAGGAAGAATAGGATATCATAGTCCAGCCGGGGATCGAGCAGGTGCTGCTGTAATCTCTGACGACCGTAGGGGTCCCGCTGCTGATTGACAGCCATGGGCCAAATCTTGAAGGGGTAATCATGAGGATCTCCCCAATAGTTGATGCCTAGAATGTCTACATCGTAGCGTCCAGACTCATGTAGGGCAGGTAGAATGTTTCGGGATACCTGTCCGAATCCCGTAGCACACGTGGGGGAATCCCCGTAGAAGATAACCTTGGTCTTCTTCTGAGGTGCCTTCCCAACATTGGGATCAATTCGTTCTAAAAACTTAGGCTGAGCCATCTGTTTCGTCTCCTCCATCTATAAGCAGGAATGCTCTCTTAATTATACGACGTGGAACGTCGATTATGTCTTTATTTTTGTCTTCAAGGTAGATTTTATATTGGGTGAACTTGGTGACTTTGCCAAAGATCTTTAGCCCGTCTAGACATTCGATCCCAATGTAAGGATAACCTAAATCCTTAAGCTGCGCTTGCGTTCGAGTCAGCTGCGTCATTTTCTACCTTAGTTTCCCTTACTCGGAAAACCGGAGCGTTATAGCTTACCTTAGCCACCTTGGCCAGTGGGTCCTTGAGATCAGGTCGATCCTTGACGTATCGATCCAGCTTAGACTTGTTGACTGCCAGCACCGTGAAGAGATCCTCTTCCGGTACAATCTTGACAACATCCTCAATGTCGTAGTTGGTACGTCCTGCCTGGGTACTATACAGTTCCTTGTTGGCTGCTGTAATAGACTCACCTAGGACTGCGCGCTCGGAAGCGATCATCTTCATCTCACGCTGGCGATTCTCAATGATGCTCTTCCTGCTGGCAACATCCTGCCAGTGATTTAGGAACTCCTCGGGCTCCATATCTGCCAACGGAGTTAGAATTACGTTGTCAGAGTTCACTACCTCAGCGTACTGCGGGCAGTATGAGCTGTAGTCACACCAACCGCAAAGATTGTTGATGCGTCCCTTAGTCTCCTCATCCACGACTGCGTTCATCTGCTTCCAAACACTGACCAGGAACTGACGGAAGGTAGCCTGCTGTTCCTTGGTGCGATAAGAAGAGACGGACTTGTCAATCCGTGGGTATTCCAGGGTCAGAATACGATTAGAGTACTGGGGCCAAACGATGCTGGCTGCCAGATCATACATGGACAGCTGGATATCATCCTTTAGCTGCCAAGTAGAGAGTGCGGTACGAGAAGTCTTGTAGTCCACAATCTCAATCGTATCTTCGTTGATGATTCGTACCTTATCAATAGCTCCCACGATAGGAATATCATCGGGAGTGTTAATCTTGAAGAAATGCTCCACCTCCAAGACGTTCTCCGAGGGGTCGTAACGGTCGATCCACTCGATAATCATGGTCTTTCCGTCCTCGTAGAACTCCATGTTGGTCAGACCCTCTTCTGTCGCCTTGTTCATGAACGTGGTGACAGCAAATTCATAGTCCGACTGGTCGGGGAAGCTCTGCTTGGACATCATTCGACGGGTGAACTGCTCTAGAGCCTCGTGAACAGCGACACCAATGCGGGCATGATCATTCATGACACGCGGAATGTCTCTGTCGTAACGGAAAACAGTCTTCAGCTGACACTGAAGAAAGTCCTTGACTCCGGTAGCAGATAGTCCTTTAATCTGCATCTATAATCTCCTCATCCAGGTCGTCTTTTTCCCATTCTTCTATGAGTGACCTGAGTTCTTGTGCGTGCTCGTCTCTTTGAAAGAGCGGACACCGTTTACAGTATGACTCTTCATGCCAAAACTTCCTAATAGCGCATGAGGGAAGGGACATCATGTAGTCCTTGTACCAACATATCACTGTCTTCTGGGGAAGTTTCTTGGCTACTTCGGGGACGATGTGTCCATAGAAGTGTTGATAGTCTTTACTCCGGACATAGGTACTTCCTTTGCCCTTCTTCTGCGGAGTTATGTACTCCGGGGACTTACTCCCTCTTTTTCTTCTTACCGCTCTTCTTCTTAGCGGATTCCTTCTCGGCTTTAATGAGCCCACGATAACCCCACACTAATGCCATCGCATCGGTAATGTCGTTGTGCTTGGAAAACGTCCAGTCATCCAAATTATACTTCTTTTTGAAGAAGCCAAAGACTTCTTTTTTCTTGAACGGGGAATCTTGTGTACCACAACAGTGCTTTCTAGCTGTAGTGGCCGTTATAATCTCGGTCTGAATCTCCAAGGACGCACATAATTCCTGCGCCACTCCTGCAAACTTGACTAGAGCTTTGAGGGTATGGATGTTACCAAAACCAGCTCGGAAATAAGCATCCTCAATGACTACCAGATCAGGTTTGTACTTCTCAAGGAGAGCTTCTAGCTCCTTACGGAACACTACCAGCTTCTCCCCGAAAGATAGCTTAGGGTCGGGGGTAATCACACCACACGATCGCTTTGTTATGAACCACCCCGTGCTCTTAGTAGAGACATCCAACCCTAGAATCTTCATTTACCTAGCAACTCCTTAAGCTTTTCCTTCTCATCGTCAGACAGAGTGTCCATATTCGGGTAGTTAATCTGAACCACCACCATCACATCTCCCGGGGGACCCCCATTAAAACCAGCACCACCTTGTCCCTGCAGACGCATGGTGTTCCCGTGCTGAATTCCCGGAGGAACTATGAGGTTAACACCCTTCTTCTCGGGCACAACGCCCCTTCCCTTGCAGGGTTCGCAGGGAGTCTTAACAATCTGACCCTTTCCCTGGCACTGACCGCAACCTTGCTGGATAAACATGTTACCCTGCTGCTGTTGCTGGAAGCCTCTACCCTGGCACCCGGGACACATCTCAAAATCTGTGCCACCTTTACCCTGACAAGCAGAGCAGCCCGACTGTAGGTGGTATTCTAGAGACATTTCTGCCCCAAATAGAGCATCGGCAATAGTAACCTCAAGGGGTAGCTGAATGCTCTGACCCCTCATAGGTGGGTTGGGGTCGTGGTGTTGCTGCTGGAATCCCCCGAAGTGGTTACGGAAGATATCAAAGGGATCCCCTGTGGTTCGGAACCCTCCCGGACCCTCCGCATTTGGAGAACCCGTCATATCGTAAGAGCGTCTCCTATCAGGGTCGGACAGCACCGAGTAGGCTTCGGAGATTTCTTTGAACTTCTCCTCGGCCTCCTCGGTGTTGTCCGGGTTCTTGTCGGGATGATGTTCCTGCGCTAGCGCACGATACGCCTTCTTCAAGGACGCTTCGTCGACATCTCTCTCGACACCAAGAACCTGATAGTAATCCTTAGTCATCGGACGTGGCCACGACTACTGTGTTGCCACAGCCACCACAATGGTAGACCGTTTGCTCCCCCTCCCGGCTAATAAACCATCGAGAGTAGCTGTCGCAATGAATGCAAATCGGATAATCTGCCTGTCCCATAACTAAGCTCCTACTGACTTAATGATCTCACCATGGATTCGGATTACATCCTCATCCTGCTCCAGAGCCACAACATTGAAGCACTCACCGTCTTCCAGAGCGGGGTACTGTGCGTTAGCAAAGAGTACCCGAACCAACTCCCAAAGCTGGAAGAGTCCGTCATCAAAGATGGTGAATTCATTCTCGCCTGGGATGCTGATACCTAAAGCTAGCTCGTGCTCACGAAGAAAATCCGTGATCTTACCAGTATTAGGTACCTCAATGGTGTGTCTGCCCTTAAGCTCCCACTCATATTCCTTTGCAGGGAGTAGGATCAGGCCGGAAATACCTCGTGCTGTGCCCATGATTACGCTCCTGCTGCCTCACCTGCGGTGAAGTTGGTTACAACCGCGTCGGTGAAGATGCGGTTCTGTCCCTCAGGAGAGGTCCACTTTCGCTCCTGGATGTGGCCGGAAACCTTGACGGCTCCGCCCTCGCCGATCTCATTGAGCTGCTCAGCGAGTTCATCCCAAGCAGTAATCCGGACATACGAATGTCGTAGGGTCTCCGGATCGTCGGCGCGGAAGTAAGGCACCTTGACCTTAGCATGGAAGAGCGGGGTACCGTTGGCACCTACGTTCTTTAGCTCAGGCCACTGGAACGTTCCCTCCAAGACGAAGAAGTTTGCTCCCTCGTCGGTCTCCACAATCTCTGCGGATTCGACCACGAGATCAGTAACCTTACGCTTCTGACCCTCGTGGACGTAGCTGCGCTCGTTGATTCGGGTGTTGGCCTTGATGGTAGTGCCCTGGGGCAGGCTACCGAGCCACTCAGCCCAATCTTCCCACGCAGTGATGCGCAGAAGAGACTCACGAGCCTCTCCGGTGCGCTGATCGGTGGTCGGGATCTTAACCTTGCACTTGAAAAGAGCCTTGCCACTGTTGGTGTACTTAAGCTCGGGCCACTGAATGGAGCCCTGAACTACTGCGCTGTTCGTTCCTACTGTCATTTTATCCTCCAAGATATCGTTTGACATCGTTATAGGTAAAGTCCTTTGGATCCTTACCATCTGGCAGGTCGACTACCGTGGTAGTCACTATCTTGCCGAGCATCTTTTGTACGCGTTCTGCGCCTGCCCGTCCTGCTGCATCTGCATCCAACATGATAATCACGTTTTCTGCGTATTTTGAGAGAAGATCTCTCTGCGTAGGTGTAATATCCGTTCCCATTGCGGCAACGACATTATACACTCCTTGCATCGCTAATCCCCAAACGTCTACAAAACCTTCTACCAGGATGAGAGTTCTATCATCACCCATAGTAATGTCACCAGTGTAGTATTTAGCAACATCTAAGTTGTAGAGCGTGGTTCCTTTGTTGATATTCTTCATCAACAGGTACTTGGGATCCTCGTTAGAATCTGTCCTTCTTCCGCTGATGGTGAGAAGCCCACCGTCCTCGTCTCGAATAGGGATAGTTTCCCGATGAACACCCTTACCGTCTGTAAATCCTCCGATTTCATAGAAATCCAGCAATTCTGCAGGAAAACCACGGTCCTCAAAGTAACTAGAACGATTGGGTTTTAATTCTTCCAGTACTAGTTCTGGAAAGAAACTGGTAACGGTAGGTGCAGGCTGAGATCTCTTGATCTCCTGCTGCATCTCCCGTTGTTGCTTCATCTCAAGGTACTTTTCAGAGAGCTGTTCCTGGTTATCCAGGTCAACTCCTGCTAAGTCTGCCAAGAATCGGACAGCCTCAATGAAGGACACGCCCAAGGTCTTCTGAACCAGACCCACTAGATCCCTGGAGTCATCACCCTCACAGTGGCGGGTGTAGCAACACCACGTTCGGGTCTCTAAATTGAACCGAAAACCGGTAATATTGTCACCGCCGTGGACCTTACAAGGTCCCCGCAGTTCCTTACCACCACGCTTAACGATGTTGAACCCGAGGTGACTGAGCACCGTCTCGGGGTCAACTGTCAGCTTGATATTAGCTATCGTTTCCGGCTGAATCTTCACTTAAAGCTCTCACAATTTGCTCAAAAACTACCTTAACATTGGTCCTGAGTACCTGATCATTGATGTCCGGCACCCCTCTCACACCTGCGTTCTTGTAGCGGTCAAGCTCACGCTTAAGGAAAGCGAAAGCCTCCTCCTCGACATCAAGAAAGTTGGTGTTGGTAGGGTCGGTTACTGTCTCTCTGAAGAAAACAGTCAATCTTTCGGTAACTACAAGGGCATCATAAGCGTCGAACACGCCCTTCTTGTCCTTGACAAAACCCTTTGCGAAGCCGAGTACCATGGGGAGATACTTAAGTCCCTGGTCGACTGCGCTCTTCACCTTAGGATTGGTGAAGTAGAAGTAAAACAGGAGACCGAGACCAGCTGTCCCGACTACCATGCCTACTAGTTCTAGAATTTCTCTAAAATCCATCTTCGTCCTCCTCGCCGTTGCCCATCAAATCTCTTAGCTGGGTGCGGGCTTCTTCCATTGTTAGAATTTGCTTTCGGAAGTACATATCAATACCACTGAAATCTGTGCCACCTGCCCGAGTGTCTAGAATTTGGAGGCGGTGGGTGCCCATACCAAGCGCGGCATCGCGACCGTACTCCTCCTCCAACTTCTTGAACTCATCACGCGTCTTGGGGGCTAGCCCGAGAAGGGTGTTCGCGTATCGCAGAATACGATCCGAGTCTGCGAAGTCGGTGGCAGTTACGCGCCCCTTATTGGCCCCCTCCCGGCCAATCTGGGCAGCTGTCATTACTGGTATCTCCAACTGTCCTGCTAAATTCTTAAGAGCAACGCACAAATAACCCAAGGCTTGGTACTCTTTGACCTTCCCGATCTGCTGGAGATCTGCATCTGGGAGCTTAATATAGTCAAAGATTACACAGCCAATATTGTGCTGGTGCTTGTATTTTCGCGTGAGAGCGCTTACTCCCTCCGCGGTGAAGTCGGGGTAGTACTTGTGTAGAATCTTCCCGCTACGAGCGATTTCGAGCGCCTGATCCACTGCCCTGTTCCACTCTGCATTCGCTGCGTAGGTTCCGTTCTTGATTTCTTTCTCGGGGACGCCAGAAAGCATGGAAATTAGACGAAACTGCTGCTCTTTGGTACTCATCTCCGTGTCCAGATAGAGGATTGGCTCGTTGATGTGATAAGCCAAATGCTTTGCGATGTTCATCAGAGTGGCAGACTTACCTGCCTTGGGACGAGCACCCAAAACCGTCAGAGTTCCAGGCTCCAGACCGTTAATAGCGTTATCTAGGATCTCAAATCCAGTAGGGAGGCCACGGACACTGGTCGGAGCGGCCTTAGCCTCCTCGACTAGCTCGACTAGTCCCTCCGAAATATCGACGGCGTCAGTACCCTTGTTGCTTTCGACAGAAATCTGCAGGAATTGCTCCTGAGCGTGACCTACAATGGTCTCAGCGTCCAAGGAATCAGAACTAAGTACCCGGTTCTGATCAGTAAGCTCTTGGATCTCCGAAGAAGCTTTCATGATCTTGTACTTAGTACTGGCGTCAATGACCTTCTTGATATAGAACTCAATGTTGGTAGGGTCTACGCTCTTATCGAAGAGAGCATTGACGTAATCGTACCCACCAATCTTATCATCCAACTTCATCGTAGAAGACTGGGTCAAAATAGCGGAAGCATCCAGGGTTCCTAGCTCTTCACGCATCAGTCCCTTGATAATAGTCCAGATAGCACGGTTGTGAGGAGTAAGAAAATCCCCATCACCCATCTTTGATTCTACTTCAAAGAAGTTGGTGGGTTCTTTCAGCACACATGCGATGATGGCAGCTTCATTTCCCGCTTGGGAGAATTTTACTTTGGTCTGGTCCAGATCCATCAAGTGCGTTCCCTTGCCGTAATAGCGCGCTCGTCGCGTCGTCGGTTGTTCTCCGCCTTCAGAGCGTTCATAAGCTCAATAATTGGCTTATCTACACCGTCTAGGAGGTCCCGTTCCGCAGTTGAAATATCCAACTCCTGCTCTAGGATTTGTAGTTCTACATCAGAAGCAATGGCATTAGCTTCCCGTTCCGATAGTGTCTTTCCTGAGATATTACCTGCTTGTAGAAGAGACTTGACCTTTCGATCGAGTACCTTCTTTTTAGTGCTCGCTTCTACCCGAGCAACGTTGTATCGATACTGCAGCGTAATGAGGTATTGTCCCAACATAACCACATATTGGGACAGTTTCTGGGTGTCCACAGCTTCCATCTGCCGAGCATTGAAGTTAAACACTTCCTGAATCTCGGACGGAGGGGCGGCAGAGTGCAAGGACAGATCGTCCGACACCTGCTTAAGTCTGTTTGTTACCAGTTCATCCATCATTTTGCGCCTCTTCGATCCTTTCTAACAGATCCCCAGTATCGATAGGGATTTCGTCGAAGTTAATGCACAGGAGGGTCTTGTTGTTGAGACCACACCACTCCTTCTTCATAGCGTCGCGCTTCTTTTGGGCGCGAAAAGCGGCAGCATCCTGGTGAAAATGCTTATTAAACTCGGTGTGCTGCACCCCCTGAACCTCAACATAAAGATTGAGGGTCGGGAGATAGAAGTCAAAGAACAATCTCTGACCCCGGTAGCTGACATACTCCTCGTGTTTAATGAGGGTGTTAGGCAGCGCTGCTTGCAGACTTTCGAGTACGCTTTTTGCTAGATGGCTTATCATTTGCACTCTCTTCGACCGGAGTTTCTACCGGCTCCTCGACTACTTCCCCTGAAATAATACGTCGTAATTGCTCTTCTAGGGAGGATCTTAGGTCAGAATCTTTCTGCAAAGCTAATTTTGCCTTCTCTTTGCCCTGCCACTTGTGCTCTCCATAGGTGAGCCAAGCACCTCCCTTTTCAATCAGACCCATATCAATACCAAGGTCGAGAAGCTCGCCGTCGGTATCGTATCCAAGGCCATAAATCAGGTCCACTTCTGCCTGTCGGAACGGAGCGGCTCTCTTATTCTTCACAACCTTGAACGTAGTCCGGTGACCGTAAAGCTCACCAGTGCCCGGATCCAGCAGCTTGCTTGCCTTGGACTGACCACCCCGCACCTCTACTCTGTACGCAGCGTAGAAGGGCAGAGCCTTACCACCTGTGGTGGTCTCGGGGTTACCATAAGCTCCGATCTTGTTTCGGATCTGGTTGATGAAGATAAGTAGAGTGTTGGTCTTCTTGACCACCGGAAGAATCTTCTGAATACCGGCACTTAGTAGCCGTGCATGCAGTCCGATACTCGCTTGGTCATAATCAGCCTCTGTTCGGGCCTCAGGAACCAGTGCCGCCACACTGTCGATCATAACCACAGCAAATTCTCCGGTCTCCATCAAGCTCTGAGCGATGCTCAGGTTGGCCTCACCCGTAGGTGCACCATCCACAACCAGAACCTGCTTCGGGGGTAGTCCAATCTGGACCAGAAGACTGGGGTCTAGGGAGTTCTCCGCGTCAACAATAGCACACTTGTAACCCTGCTTACAGGCTTCAATCATCGTGCTGTAACCAAGGAAGCTCTTACCTGCCCCCTCGTGTCCGAAGATCTCTAGAATGAGTCCCCGCTCGAAACCACCACGGCCGACGGCGTTATCCAACCCCATACAACCGCTGGAGATATGCTCCCGGGTCTCTTCTGCGGACTCATCTAGCCACTTAATGACATGTCCGTAATCTTTCTCAATAGCCTTGGTCGCAACGTTGATACGACCCATGCTTTCCTTATCGCTTGCCATATAAATTCTCCAACATCTTCTGTCTTTTCTCAGCAGCCTTTTCAAAATCCCGCTGAGCGTACTCCCGATCGTAGATCTTATTGACCTCGGTAATAAACTCTTCGGTCTTTGCTTCTTCCACCTCAGAAACCTCGGCGTTCATGAAACTACAAATCCTGTCCATGATGGGACGCTGAGTTAGGATAGTGAGGTGGTTAATGGGTTCCCGGAGCTTCAAAAATCCTTCGTATTTGAAGAGCGCATCTACCAAAGCGGCTGCTTCTTTGATCGCATTCTTCTTACTAAGACCTAGCTTCATACGGGAACGTACTAAATCCGAAGCAATGATACCGTCCTGCTTCCAGTCGATGGAAGTAGGAAACTTTCGCTCCGGGTTATAGTAGAAACGGCGAGCATAGAAATACTCCACCAGTTTCCTAGTGGTATTAACCGAATCTGTGTCCGGAAAATCCACTTTAATTACACGATAACCTCGATCTTTAAGAGTCTGAATAGCCTCTTCTTCATCGAAGTATAAGGACATTAGTCAACCTTCTTAAGGGTACAAACAAACGCCTTGAAATCCTCATCCTTGGGCGACTTCAGCAGGACACCACGAGCATCCTGAGTGAAGTAAAACTCAAACTCCTCACCCTTCAGCTGTCGCAGAGAATTCTGGAGCAGCATGGAGTCGAAGTGCAGAGTGAACGGTGCCGGGGTAGTGACTTCTAGATCAGAGCTTTCCGCTTCGCCGGTGATGCTGGAGGTGGAAAGACTTGCGGTCCCGGCCTCGGTAGCGTCAACAACTAGTCGGTGGCTCTTAGCGTCAACTGTCGGCTGCATTCCCTGGAGAACAGACATGAAAGCGTCTCGCGGGAAAGTAGCAAGCTCCAGACCATCCGTATCCATGTACGAGGTGTAATCCGGGAAGCTAGTGCTGATCAGAGTACCTACGAGAGTAGTACCACCAGTCTTAAGGAAGAACTGATCGTCGTCTACATACATGTCAACGAAGTCATAGGCAGGGTTGACCAGCTTGGAGGCTACGGTAGCAAACTTTAGCCCCAAAATGAAAGAGCCGCGAAGGCCATTGACCTCGGCGGCTCGTCTGAACTCTGCGATTTGGATGCCGTCTGTTGCGGCAAAAACGACTTCGTCGTCAGTAAGGGTAAGCTGAATGCAATTGAAGTGAAGCTTGGAAGCGTCCTTGGACGCAGCGTGGCTAACCTGAGAAAGACCGTCCATGAACTGGAAGGCCGGGAACTCAGTAGACATGTTGTCATCAAACTCCGGCGCTTCAATGAAGAAACCAGAGTTAAGAAGTGGGAAATTCCTTACGTGGTTCAAGGTCTTACCCTCGGCCACACGATTACCGCCCTGAACCTTGAGGGTCTGCTTGGAAGTAGTCTCAAGCTTTACCGTATTAGGCTCGTTGTCGAACCCAAAATCCTCAAAAGTGGCGGAAACAGAACTGGAAACCGACCCTGCCTTAACGAGGGCCTCTCCCGATTCCTTAACTTTGGCGGGTACTTCTACACGTACCCCAAGGGTGTCATCAGAAGAAGTAAAGACTGCGGTTTCACCTTCTGCGCGAACAAGGACGCCGGTCTTCTCTTCTGCGATAGCGGAGCTGGCAGGTGCAATTTCGTTGCACGTGTTCAGCGCGCGCTTTAAATCTTGCGCAGCGATCTCAATCTTCATATGGACCTCTCCATTAGTAATACGACAGGGGTATCCTGTCTTTACGCTACAACTATACGACATCTTCCCCGACTTGTCAAGAATTATGTTGCTGTGGCAGTAACGATTATGTTGTTAGTACTCTGCTGTCTTGTCATGTGGTGCCCGTTTCCGGACTTATCTTGTAGAACGGAGAGCGTATCTCCGGCCTCGCCTAGTCTGTACCAGGCAGCGATATTGGAATAAGAGGCCAAAGCTCGGAGATCCGTCTCCGAAAGGCCATTGTTCCAAATAGCATCGATGTCGGCGGGGCTGAGAACCTTATCCCAAACAGCCACGGAATCAATCTCAGCCTGCCAGTGATCAACAATATTGTTCTGCCATCTTCCGGCAGCAATGGTGAATTCCGACCAGTCCTTTCTGGTACCGAACAGGGCCGGGGACTGAGCATTTAATGTACCATCCTGATAACTTCTAAGAACCCCGTCTGACTCATCCCAGGTAACAATCCAATTATACCACACAGTGGAGGTTGTGTCAGAAATAGAATTCAAATCTGCAGTAAACGCAGAACCTCCAGTGTTAGCTACAGTGGCGTTAGTGCGATTATTAAAAGAGCTTGATAGTTTCTTAATGCGGAAAGACGGCTCGTTGCCTGCAGTCTGTGAAGAATTCCAAGCAGCGACTGGAATGTCAAATCCAGTACTGCCTACCCGACACGTAACCATGACGGAGAAGGAGCCAGTACCGGTAATAGGAACACCATTGTCACCAGTCGTAGTCCTGAAGTAAGTATTAGAAGAGGTAAACTCCATAGAAACATTGTTCCGCACAGGAATTACCTCAACGATAGCGTCATTCTGATCAACAGGACCATTAATTACATCACCAGACTCTCCCTTACCGGACCGATCGGCAATAATTGGGTAGGATTCCTGGACGACAGTCTCATCGAAATCCCACCAAAGCTCTAGATCAGTCGGGGAATAGTCTGTACCGGCCACTAGGAGGTCAGAATAACCCAGACCATAACTGAAAATCTCAGTTACCTCGTCGTCGGTGAGCGCGCGGCTCCAAATAGCCGTATCTTCATAGTTACCCCGTCCCCAGCCCCCAGACGGAGTGTCGGTGGATATGGTACCAATGTTAAAATCAGGATCCCCAGTACCGATTGTCACACCTGGGGTGGACTGGCCCTGTAGAACACCATTGATGTAAAACTTCAGAGTGGTACCGTCGAAACTGCCTACTAAGTGCAACCATTGCAGATTAGAAGTAAGCGTAGCGGAGTTGATGAAGTAAGAGTTCCATTGATTGAACCAGAATCTAATCTGGTTTGAATTTAACCAATAGAAACCAAACCCATCTTCCCACGCACTGTAACTACCAGAGGCCCCTGCTATACTCTCGTAAAGATCTGGAGTGTGACCTCTCTGAGGCCGGAACCAAACAGAGACTGTAAATTCCGTACTGGCTGCAGAAATTCCTAAATCGCTGATAGGAGGGCCGTTCACATACTCCATCTCAGAATCGCTGCCCGTATTTAAAGCCAATCCGAATTCGTTATTGAAGACCTGGAGAGCCGCAGAGAAATCATTGAACTTCCAGACCTTAGGAATAGTACTATTCAGGTCCCCATAACCACCAGTAGCGTTAGTGTACCCATACAGACTGCTGTCTTCCTGGAAACCGGACAGGGTTCCGGCCAAAGAAGAAGTCAAACTCCCTGTTGGGAAAATGAATGCCCGCAAATCTTCCCGAACAGCGTCGGATCCTGTAATGGAAGCTGGAAAATCTACAGGGAATACTCTGTTAACGAGTCCCGGCAAATCTCCGAAGGTTTCCTGAACAGATAGGGAAGCGGGAAGATTAACCACCGCGCCTCGAACATTGAGTAAAGCGCGCATATCAGATTCCCCAGAAAGACCAATCACCGAAGCGATGCAGGCGCGCACCGCCTCGTCCAGGGAAGCGAAACCTTTAAGATTACCGATCCTACAAACGCGGCCTGCGGCGAAGTCTCCAAATAGTCCCGCAGCAATCTCCCGGAAGGATCTAATATTGAGCTTCCAGTCCTCTGTGCCGTCTCTAATGAAAGCCTCATCAGTACCATTGACGTAGAAATAATCAAGGAGCTGACCTTCCATCTGGAGGCGAATCTCCTGAACGTCAAACTCACGGGTCGGTCTGAGTTCTACCGCATCAATCCTACTCACGGTGGGCTCAAAGCGTGGGAGCGGAATGGTAGGGTTGATGTAGGCAGAGAGATCAATGTTGGGGAATCCGGCTTCGATATATGCACCCAGATTCAATCCACGGAACGGGGAGAAGTTAACAGGGATAGTATCTGTGGTCAAGAACTTAACTGGTCGATCGGCTCTAGGAGTAAAATTAACCGTAATAGAGTCCATCGTGTAGAAAATGTTGTCCGGGTTGATAGAAGCGGATAGGTTAGCCTCGATGAAAGACTGGATGAAACCGCCCACATCCTTAGCGTGTTGAGCCTTAGCGTAAGCCGGAAGGAGAATATTAGCAGACCCGCCACCGCAAGCAGGATTACCAATTGTTGCTCTAAGATCAAAGGCGTTAAGCGTGCTAATGGTCAGAATAGCGGTAACAAAAGTCTCGGCTGCTCGGATAAACGCGCCCAGATCCGTACTCCCCGCCAAGGAAAGAATCACAGCACCTAGGTTCTTTAGATTCTCATTAGACTCAATACTGGCAGGGATATCTACCGAGTGTACTGGCTGGAATATAGCTGGAAGGAACGCATCGTTAACTCCCAAATCCCAAACATTGATGGCCGCAGGAATAGTAGTAGCTGAAAGGAAATTAATGGCTGCAGGTAGATCAAATTCTACCTCAAACTCCTTACCGATAGTAGCTTTGAGGTCCGTATCTCCCGGCTGCAAGACATTCATCAATCCCACAAGATTGGTGTGATCACTATCTCCGGAGCCGACAGAAGCAATCATGTCGTTGGGTCCGGGGTATTGGGCAGAAACAATGGCGTTCAGCAGCTCTTCCATCCTAGAAGACAACGCGGCTGGAAGATCCTTGTGGCTGGAAGCAAAACCCTTGATGTTGGCAAACAGCTTGGGCTCACGAATACCAAGCATCTCTCCCGAAAGATCCTTGAACTGGAAACCACGGATAGAACCTGGAAGGTCGTTGAAGAATACAGGGACAAGGTATGCAGGGAGATCGTGTGGGGACCAGATGATTGCGCCGAGGTCAGGAGCATACTGGGAGAAGACCGAAGCGGGAAGGTTCGGGGCAGCAATACCAAGAATCTCTCCTCCCAAGTCCTCCTGAACAATCTGCAAGATAGCTGGCAGATCCAATCGAGCCAACTCACCAAAGATGTAAGCAGGGAGATCCTTCTCGAAGAGGCCGAAGACAATAGCTCCCAGATCGGGGAGGAAGGCCACCGGGAAAGTACATGCAGGCATATCGAAAGCGTTCTGAACACGCAGCAAAGCCTCAAGGTCCTGCTGACCTACCTGCATAACCCGCATGACCGCTTTCAGGTCAGGAAAGTTATAACAAATGGGCGGCTTACGTACAATACCTTCGATGATATTGAAGTCAGAAATGAAAGAGACCCCGTCCTGGTTCGCAGGAAATCTGGGGTCTCCGCCCACCACGGCCTGAATGTGAGGACCAGTATGGGCCTGGATGATAGATTTGATAATCCCACCACGGTCCTCACGGCCGGCATTATATAGGGCACTATTGTATGTATTCTGGTTATAGTTGCCGGCCAATTTAGTCTCCTGGTGTGATTAGTTGCTTTTCTAAATACCGTACAGCCCGCTCCAACAGGCTTGGGCTGTCTTGGAAATGCCCGAGACCTATATTACAAGTTCTGCACAGAAGTCCTCTTACCTCCTGAGTGTCGTGATCGTGATCCACGTGAAGATCGGGGTAATTATCACCGCAAATTGCGCACTTTCCCGACTGTTTCTTGTACATGGTCTCGTAATCTTCTAAGGTTATACCGTACCGAGTACGCAAAGCGGCGGTTTTGATTTTATCTGGATTAGATTTTGACCATTCTCTCTTGTATTCGTTCAGTCTGACACGATTATTCTTAGAGTATTCTCTACTCCTGCACCTCTCTCGCTCCAAGTTCTTCTTGTACCAGTTACGATTGTTACTACGGGCACAGGTTAAGCACTTCCTACGACCGTCAGGGTAGGTATAAGTATTATCCTCAGTAAACTCATGTCCTCTTCTACAGTGTGTCTTCTTCATCTCTAATCACCGGGAGTAATAACGGAGAATTGTGGTAGTACTGGATAAACTCTCCTATTTTTCTCCGGGAACACACGCTCTCCTGCTCGCAGATCGTGACTGGGAAAC